GCAGAAATAATAGGACTAATACATTACATTGCATGGATTATTTGGTTAATAATTCTATTCATTAGTTGTCGATTTAAATAGGGTATACGCCCTATTTAAGTTGTAAGTTCACAATCATAGATACTGACGTGACCAGGCTGACGTGACCTGATGTGACCCGACTAATGTGACCAAAAAGGCAGGGATTTTGTTAATAAAATTTGGGGATTTATTGACCGATAAAATGCTGAAAAACAAGCAGTTATAAAAAACACTTGATCAAAACCCTCTGATTTTAATGAATATTTATTAACAAAAAACTTGCATAGAAATTTAAAAATGATTAAATTAGATATATGAAAATTAAAGACTACCTACATTCAGACTTGCTTCATGAAAAAAGTAATGATCAAGTATTTCAGAAAACCTACGATCTCATTCAAGAGATGACAGACAAATTAACAAAGACAGAACTTGCCTATTATAAAAATTGGGATGATGACTTTGTTAGGGAAATTACTACTAAGAACGCAAAATACTTTCAAAAAAATGTATGCGACTTAGTAAACTACACAATAGAAAACTTTAAAAAATAAATTATGGGAAATTTCAAAGAAGACGTTAAAAAAGCAGGTTCAATAAAAAATTATTGGACAGAAAAAGCTACAAAAAACTTAAAAGGTGCTACAATTATGAAAGTTGAGTACATGAGTAGTGAAGAATTAGAAGACAATATGTGGTATAAATCTCCGGTATGTCTTTTAATGCAACGACCTAATGGAACTAAATTTTGGATATATCCAAGTATGGATGATGAGGGAAATGATGGGGGTGCATTGTTTACCACCCTGAAGGATTATTCATGTGCACCAACACTTTAATAAAGATAAAAATGGCAAATAATTGTTGGAATTGGGTGAGAATTACGGGATGTAAAAGCTCACTAGACAGGATAGAATCTAAGTTTAAAAAGTACGATAGTACAAATTGGTTTACCGAGTTTGGAGACATTGTACTAGAGAAAAAAACAAGAGAATATGAAAACCAACCATTTGAATTTTACTATCAGTATGGAACAAAATGGTGGGATATAGAAATGGTTAGAGATTCAGATGATGCTTTAGTAATAAGTGGAGATACTGCTTGGAGTCCACCATTAAAATTAATGAAAAGGGTTTCAAGAAGATATAGAGTAGAAGTTCTACATGAATTTGAAGAACCAGGATGTGACTTTGCAGGTGTACACACTTACAAAAATGGAGAAGTTATTGATCAAAAAGACTATACGTATGATGAATATAGATATATTGATAACTATGAATCTTGGTGGGACGATATGATTGACAGAATTAATGACTACTCTTCAGATTCTTGGGAAGAGTTTGTTGAAGATTTTATTGATGATAGTCTACTAAATATAATTTCATCCAAAGACTTAAAAGAATTAAAAGATGAGTTTAATAAAAAAATAAAAAATGAGAAAGTGTAACAAATGTTCGGCAATAATAGAACAGAAAGCAAAACAATTATTCTGTTATAATTGCAAAGGGTATAAGATGCCTTACGAAACTTATAAATTTTATTCACTAGCAAACCAATTTGAAAACAAATAATTATGAAAGTAAACAGAGTATATAAAGTAGTTCGACCAATGAGAAAGTTTGGGAACTTACTAAAAGATTTATTAAGACCAAAACAATCTAATCATTTTTGGATTAGAGTAAAAGAGGTTGCTGAAACTAAGCAAGAAAAAGAAGAACAAATATTTGCAATAATTGAATTGTTAAATAATAGAATAGATGTCAATGAGTATTAAAGAAAGAAAAGAGCTTCTGAAAAAAGCATACCGGAAAATCAAAAACACAAAAGGAAAGAAACTTTTTAAAGACAAAAAGGCTTACTACTACAAAACATTTTGTGTAGAAAAACTTGACAATGTAATTGAAATGTTTGACACAACTACTGATGTTTATAGACCTTTAAAAAACTATGAAATAAAATGTTTCTTGATATTAGTTTGGAGGATTTTGCAAACAAACTTTCTTTTGAAAATACCTATCAATCATTTAAAAATAATAGAAATTTATTTCACATAGCTATCCATAAAAAAAGCGAAAAAGAAAAGCTTTTTTATTTTAAGAAAGCAACAAGAAGACTTAAAAAGCTTAAAAAAATCTTGGATATTAACAAAAATGTGATTAAATTTGTTAACTACTGAAAGCTAAAATAATTAATATGAAAACAGAAAAACTAAGAGCTCTCTATGTCAAGTATGGTTTAGAGAGAGACGATGTGTTCAAGCATCAACATTACGTAATCATTACCAGACAGGGTATTGATAAAATTCAAGCTAAAGAAAATATCACAATCACTTATGATGTTATCGAATGTCAATCAAACTTTTGTGTTGTAAAAGCCAATGCAAACGTAAATGACAATAGGATTCAGACTTTTGGATCTGCTTTGAAAGGAACAAACCATAGAGACGGAAACTGTAACACTTGGTATGTCATGGAAATGGCAGAAAAAAGAGCAATGTCTAGGGCAGTTCTTAAGCTAACAGGATTTTATGAACTAGGTGTCTTTGGAGAAGATGAAAGTGAGGACTTTAAAAAAGAGAAGGTATGGAAAAAATAAATGGACTACCTAAAAGCAAAGTTCTTAAAAAGCTAGAAAACGATAATGATTACTATGGAGAGTTTGGAAAAAACTTTTTATCAAACTCAAACATTTATGATCTATTAAGTAATCCGGCTTCTTATTTAGAAGAAACAAAAGAAACTGTAGCTTTTAAATATGGAAAAGCTTTTCATGAACTAATGATGTTTGGTAAAACAAGTCATGATGCTTTTGTAGATGCTTCAACACGAAGCACAAAAATTTATAAAGAAGCTTTATTAAATTCAAATGAAGAAATCTTATTACTTAAAAAAGAATATGATGATTTAACATCTCTTGTTGAAATTGGTAAAAATCATAAAATTATAAAACCAATACTAGAGCATGAAAATGTTTCGTTTGAAGTTCCTAATGTTTCAATGTTAACAGACAACAAACTGTTTTGGAAGTGTAAAGCAGACATCGTTACAGATTATGCTATTTATGATCTAAAGACTACACAAAACATAAAAAGTTTTGAAAGGTCAAGTCAAACATATAATTACGATGCACAAGCCTATATCTACTCAACAATGTTTCAAAAAGAAATGGTGTTCTTGGTTTTTGAAAAAGGCACAGGAATGGTGGGTAGATTTGATGTAACTCAAGAGGCTTATGAAAGAGGAAAAAACAAAGTAGAAGATGCTGAACAAGTTTATCTTGATTACTTTGTAAATAAGACTAAGAACATAGAAGATCATTTTATCTATGGAGAAATATAACATAATAAGAGAAATAATATATCTCGTCATAGCTATTGTTGTAATACAATATCTATATAACTTTAATTTTTAATTTTTAATTTATGGGAAGTTTAATTTCAGCCTCGATCAAGGCTTCTGAACTAAAGAAAATTGATCCAAACAAAATAATCAAAGGACAAAAGGACAAGTACATACCTATTACAATATCAGTTGATGATATTTCTAAGTATGGAAAAAATGTTTCAATAACCATTCAACAAACAAAAGAAGAAAGAGACAACAAGGTTGAGAGACATTTTCTGGGTAATGGTTCAGTCATTTGGACAGACGGAAATATCGTGAAAGGTCAGAAAGACGAAGATCAGAACGGTCAAAAAGCTCCAGCACCAGCTCCAGCTAATGAAAATGATTTTGGAGACGACTTACCGTTCTAGTTTAACAAGAGGTTTACTGGACCAAAGCATAGATAAAAACAAACCAGTCTATGCCCTCTATTAAATTTATCTTAATGAAAGATTATAAAAAAAGAGCTAACACGTATTGGTTTAATAAAATAATTTCATCTCTACATGAAGGTGGTGTTTATTTTTGGCCCGATGCTAACGAGAATTTTACAATGAAAGAAGGTAAGTTTTATGCAAGTAAATTGGCTATAAGAAAAATAAAATCTATTACATGCCCTTCTTTTCATGAAAAATTAATTGAAATTTAATTATGAAAAACAAAAAAATAGTTGATAGAATATCTATCATTGTTTCTGAATACTACAATGTAGGTCGTTATTACATGTTTCAAAACAACAGAAAGCAAGACGTTACAGACCTGCGTTCTATTTTCCATTACATGTGTTCAAGACTTACAAAAGAAACCTTAAGCGACATTGGAAAATATTCTAAAATAATGGGAAGAAATAAAGCACACGATCATGCTTCTATATTACATGGGAAAAGAAAAATAGAAGGCTTAATACAGTTTGATAAAAAACTTAGGGTTGAAGTAAATGAAATAGAAGAAAAGATTTTGAAAGTAATTGATCACGAATCTTTTAAAAGTAAAAAGAAACAAAAACAAATTAATGAAATAATTGATGTCGTTTTTGAAGAAGAAGATGAAAACTTTATCAAGCTAATACATAGTTTTATTAGTAAAACTTATAAAAATAGAAGCGAAGAAAACATAAAAAAATATTTGAATATAATTAATAAAATAGATGATGAAGGGATACATCAAGCTACACAGAACAATATTGGATTGGGAGTGGTATAAAGACACCAATACCAAAATACTATTTATACACCTTTTACTAAATGCCTGTTACGACAGTTGCAGGTTTATGGGTAAAGCAGTTAAAAGAGGAGACTATATAACTTCAATAACAAGACTTTCTCATGACCTAGGACTAACAGTAAGGCAGGTAAGAACATGTTTGTCCAGGCTAAAAAAAACAGGAGAAATCGACATACAAACGTCAAACAGATATACTATGATAACTATCTGTAACTATGAGGGTTATCAAGTTAAAGAGGTTAAAGAAAAGCCAAAAAAGACACGCAAACGACAAGCTAACGACACGCAAACGACAAAGATAAATAAGAAAGAAATAAAGAAAGAATATAAGAATAATAAATATTATTTTGACACTTCTTGTAAAGACAATATGTGGATTGAATCTGTCTGTATGAATTACAGTATGTCTAAGCCAATACTTTTAAAAGCTTTGGAAAAGTTTAACAATCATTTAGACATGACAGAAGACAATAAGTTAAACATGAAAAACTACAAAACTCATTTCATTAATTGGCTTAGATACAACAAAGATGATGTGGTAAAAGAATCTAATAAGAAATACAGTTGGAAATGGAAAGGTCAAGCAGTAAAAAGTGGAAGCCTTACAGACATGAACAAGGACAAGGCAAAGTTTGATAAACAAGGGTTTGAATTTAAAATAATAGCTAATGGAAATTAACGGATACGAAATAGAAGAATATAACATATATAATTTAGACACAAAAGCATCAAAGTCTACATGTCCTAAGTGCTCAAGCGAAAGAAAAAAGAAAACACAAAAATGTTTGATGCTCGATTGGGAAAGAGGTCTTGGAACTTGTCAGCATTGTGGAGAAATAATGCAACTTCATTCTTACAAGTCTGGAGATTATTCACAATCATTTGTTGTTCCGGTAGAAAAATTAAACCCAATACAAGAAAAAATTTATAAATGGTTTGATACTAGAAAAATTTCCAGGGCAACATTAAACGAGCTTCGTGTAAGTAATGGTAAAGAATATATGCCACAGGTTCAGAAAGAAGTTGCAGTTATAATGTTTAACTATTATGTAGATAATCAATTAATAAACATAAAGTATAGAGATGCTTTAAAAAACTTTAAGCTTTATAAAGGTGCTCAAAAAACTTTTTACAACATAGATTCAATAAAGAACTCTGATTGGTGTGTAATTGTAGAAGGAGAAATTGATTGTTTGTCTTACAAAGAATCTGGTGTAGACCATGTAATAAGTGTACCTAATGGGTTTACTGCAACAGGTCAAATAAATATGGATTATTTAAATGATTTCTATTGTTATTTTGAAAATAAAGATAAAATATATGTTGCAGTAGATAACGATGAAGCTGGAGATAATGGAAAAAAAGAGCTTATAAGAAGGTTTGGATCCGATAAGGTTTGGTTGGTAAATTTTAAAGATTGTAAAGATGCAAATGAATACTTAATAAAGTATGGTAAAAAAGAGCTAAAAGAAACTATTACAAATGCTATACCATGTCCTATTGAAAACGTACTTAGAGTTTCTGACATGCACAAAGAACTTGATGACTTTTATAAAAATGGTGTAAAAAATGGATATAGAATAGGTTTAGACGAGTTTGACAATATATTTACTACGTATACAAAACAATTTATAGTAGTGACAGGATTTCCAAGTAGTGGTAAGTCAGATTTTGTAGATCAAATGACAATAGGTTATAATTTAATGCATGGATGGAAAACAGCTTATGCATCAACAGAAAACTTTCCACAATACTTACATGTAGACAAACTTGTTAGAAAAATTTATGGAGAAACACCAAACTATAAAGAGACACAAAGTTATAAATGGCAGAGGTGTTTGGAGCATGTAAATAAAAACTTTTTCTTTATAGATTATGAAGATGGATTTGATCTTGATAAAGTTTTAAAAAAGGGAGAAGAACTTGTAAAAAGAATGGGTATAAGATGTTTAGTTATTGACCCATACAATAAAGT